TGTCCGATTCTTCCGCTTGCTACACCACTATAAGGGAGCCTTTGCGGGCCAGTCCTTTGAACTATTGCCGTGGCAGGAGTTTGAAGTTATCCGCCCCCTAATGGGGTGGAAAGTTGCACAGTGCACGCCGCACCCGCACAGTAAGCTTTGCACGCAGCCGAGACTATACCGGGGACTATACCTGGAAGTTCCCAAGAAGCAGGGCAAGACACAGATAGGAGCGGGGCTAGGCGGATATTTGGCGTTCGGCGACGGTGAGCAAGGCGCAGAGGTCTACACCTACGCCGCGGACCGTGACCAGGCCAGACTCGCTTTCGATGCGCTCTCGTTCGGAGTCAGCTACAAAGGTAGCCCGTTCGAGCGTAAAGGCATAAAGCCGCTTAAAACATCAATCACGAACCACCGCACGCGTAGTTTTGTCAAGGTGCAGTCGTCTGCGGTTGGGACAAAACACGGACCGTCAGCGCACGGAATTATTTTTGACGAACTTCATGCTCAACCAAACCGCGATCTCTGGGATGTTGTCACCACTGGAGTAGCTGCCCGCCGACAGCCGATCGTTGCGGCTCTAACGACGGCAGGTTGGGACCGTCTCTCAGTCTGCTTCGAGCAGCACGAGCATGCCCGGCAGGTGTCTGAGGGCATCATGGATGACCCGGCGTTTCTCGGAGTAATCTACAGTAGCCCTGACGAGGACGACTGGACGCAGCCAGAGACATGGCGCAAGACCGCTCCGTCGCTCGGCGTCACGGTCAAGGAGTCCTTCTACGAGCAGAAGGCGCGCGAGGCGGAGCAGATGCCGTCCGCCCAGAACGCCTTCCTGCAGTTGTTCCTGTCCCGGTGGACACAGCAGGCCGTCCGTGTCATCCCGCTCAAGGCGTGGGACAGGGGTGCCAAACCACCGGTTGTGCTGCAGCCCAAGAAGGTTCCCCGCCTCCTCGCCTATGGCGGGCTTGACCTCGCCGCGACCACAGACATGTCGGCGTTCGCGTTGCTGTTCCCGAACGACGACGGCTCGGTTGACGCCAGTGTCCGTTACTGGATTCCCGAGGCGAACATCCGGGCCCGGGAACTCAGGGACCGGGTCCCGTACCGGAAGTGGGTGGACCAGGGGCTGATCACCGCCACTCCGGGCGATGTGATCGACTACTCGTTCATCAAAGCCGACATCCTTCAGGCCAAAGCCGACTACAACCTCCGTGAGATCAGCTACGACCCGTGGAACGCCGTGCAGCTGGTACTCGAACTCCAGCAGGAGCGGGTCCAGATGGCACCGATGCGCCAGGGGTTCGTCTCGATGTCACCGCCGCTCAAGGAGCTCCTCCGCCTGATCCTGAAGGAGCAACTGCACCACAGCGGTAACCCCGTACTGCGCTGGAATGCTGACTCAGCTGCCTCTGTCGGCGATGCAGCTGGCAACGTGAAATTGGATAAATCAAAGTCTACCGCCAGAATTGACGGACTGGCCGCACTGGTCATGGCACTGGATGCCATGCTCCGTCACCCCAGCAAGCGCCGTCGCTCCATCTACGAATCAGAGGACAGGGGAGTCCTGACGTGAGCCTTCCGGAAGGCTACCTAGCCCTGCACAAGAAGCTCTATAGAGTGCGCGGCAAGGCAGCATCACATGCCTGTTCTCACCTTGATGCCTCATGCAGGGGACCGGTATGGTGGGCCAACATCAGCCACGAGTACCTGGACGTGGACGACTTCATGCCGCTGTGCGTCTCCCACCATCGCCGGTACGACGGAGCTGACGCCTCTCACATGCATACCCCTGAAATAGCAGCTAAGATCTCAAAGTCTATGGCTGGAAGAAAGCAGTCGATAGCTGTTCGAGCCGCACAGTCCTATCGCATGACCGGCGTAAAACGCGGTCCAAATTCTAACAGGCAGTCAGACAGTAGCCGCGCTGAAAGATCAAGGCGCCAGACAGGTGTCAAGCGCGGCCCGTATAAACCACGGAACACAAGTGTGCTTGGCATAGCCTGATCGCTCTCGGACTTCTGAGGGACGCACATCTGTCCAGAGGAGAGACTGCTGGCCGCACTGGTCATGGCACTGGACGCCCTGCTCCGCCACCCGGCCAAGAAACGCCGCTCCGTCTACGAGCTGGAAGACCGGGGTGTTCTGATCTGAGACAGCCAGGCCCATTAGTGGAGCACTAATGGACTCAAGGTAGCACGGAGGAAACATGGGCATCACACTGGTCGCTCTGCTGGTCGTCATCTTCACGGTGTCCAGCGCCGAGCTGTTCCGGGCATCCGGTCTCTGGTGGGTGTGGGGTGCTCTGGTCGGATTCTTCTTTGGTCTGGTCGGGATGCTGGTATCCATCGTGGTCTACGTGGTCCGGAACCGCGCCCGCCTGTGACCTGCGAGATCACCTTCGAGTCGTGGGTGCGCTGCCAGGACGAGAGCGAACTCGCTGGCTTGCGCCTAGCAGTGTCCACAGCCGTCGCTGTGCTCACGAACGTCGAGGGCCTGTACCTAGACATCCACCCTGCGGAGCTGCACGGTGGTTATGCTCATGTGGCCGTCCTGGCCCGGCAAGATTCACCGCTGCGGCTGGGCCAGTGGGGCGATCTGCACTCGCAGCTTGAGTGGGTGCTTGGCATCAAGATCGCCGTGAGCAAGATCACTGTCTGGGTGCCGTACGCTGCGTACGAGCGGGACTCTGTGCTAGTGAGTGCAGAGCAGCTAATCCGAGAGATGGGCTGTGAGCCACGGGTCTGGTCCGACTGGGACGATGAAATAAAAATCGGCCAGCGCCCTGGTGGGCGCCGGCCGAGACCGAGTGCAGTTACAGATAGTGCAGCTTCTGGATGAGCCTGGCGGAACCGTTGAGACCGGCGGCCCGGTTGATCCTGATCTTGAGCTCGTTCCGCTCGAACGAGCGGGGGAAGAAGCTGCGGGCTGTGATCTCAGTCACTGCCAGTTCCTGCTCGATGTCTGTCGGTGTGGTGTTTTCGGTCCCGGTCATCTTGGCCTCCGTGGGTCGGTTCCTGCTTACATTTCTAACACTAGCACCTACCCGGCGCCGTGTCCAGCCCCTAGCGCTTGTAGCTTGAAGGTGGGCTGTAGTGGCCCGGGTGCAGCTCCGCGAACTTGTTCGTGGCTGAGAACTGGCCACGCTCGGACAGGTACGCGAACTCGGTCAGCCGGGCCGTCAGGCCAAGGCTTCCAGGCAGTCCAACCCTCTCGTTCAGCTCGTCACACTCTTCCTGGAGCCACGGGTCGTTGGCCCGGAGCTTGGGGAAGTCGCCGAGGTGGAGTCCCTCAGCTAGTCCAGCTACCCTACCCGCGCGGTGTGCTACCGCGGCGGCTGAGACGGCAGCCAGGCGCTCCTGCTCCCGTACGATGCGCCCCGGGTTGTGAATGCATGAGCTGAGCGATAGGTCGCATTTCTCGCAGTAAGTGTTCATAGCTTGACAGTATCACATGTCGCTGAACTTGTCTAGCCGGGCTTTGAGACAGCCAGGACTATAGGTGAGAGCATCTGGGGACCTACCCTGAGAGCTGGTACTACGAAGGAGATTTCATGCGCAAGAGCATCAGAGGACTGGTCGCGGCTGTCGGGACGGTCGGCATGGCCGCGGGCCTTGGCCTGACCGCTGTCGGCGCGAGCGCCGCCACCACACATCACGGCTTCGGGGATCGCGTCCGGATCGTCTGCTCGAACCCGGACCACCCGGGACTCATCACCTTCCTCAAGCCGGATGGGTACCAGATCACGGAGTCCAGCTCCAACACCGCGCAGTATCTCACCGCGGCGTACCTGGCCAAGGTAGCCAAGGGCGGCTACTTCGCCAAGCACGCCGTCACGGTGCTGGTTCCCGCGGTCACCAACGGCACCACAACCTGCATTGCGGTTACCTACCGTGACGGCCGCTGGGGCCACTGGTTCCGCGGTGGTCGCGGCTGACCCGAGGACGGTGATCCAACATCTGGTCTGACCTGGCTGGGGAGCATAGAGGTAGTGCTCAGCTCCCCGGCCGGGCATGCCAGGGTCACTTCTGGTACGTTGTGCCACTATTCGTACTGCGCTGCCGTGTGACCCTCGGACCACCCCGCCTGATTCGCCTGCTCCAGCGCGCGGGCTACGGCCAGTACAGCCTGCTCCTCGGACTTGACAGCGCGGCTGCGGACCAGCTTGACCAGCACCTTCTTCAGGTCGATCCCCTCGTGCAGTGACGGGTGGAACAGGTAGGCGTTCCCGTAGTACAGTGCCCCACCTTCCCGTGTGTGAAATGTCGGGCTGCGGGCCGGGGCCGGCTTCTCGACCTTCTGCGTCATTCCAAACCTCCCTCCGTTGACGCTAATCCTGGTCATTGCTTTCCCTCCTCCTTCGGCTTGATCCGGCGCACCCGGACCAGCTCGCCTGTGTGGGCCGTGTCATTCGCCCGGTCGAGCTTCTCGAGCTCCTCTTCGTAGCTGCCAAGGGTCTGGAACTCCAGCCCTTCGAGTACCTCGTTGTCATTCATAAGTCCAACACTAGCAGACGCGGAAGCATCTGTCCAGAGGAGAGAATCGTGTCCTGGTATGGCGCTCTACATAAAAGGGTAGTTAGGTCTCGTGGAAGTGCCTCTGGATTCACATGCTCGTTTGCTGACGAAACTTGTAGTCCGGCAATGCAATGGGCGAACATCTCGGGCGAGTACCGGGACGTCGATGATTTCATGCCACTATGCCGCTCCCACCATGTGCGTTATGACGGAATTAACGGGGGCCCTGCCAATGCTGCCAGGTGGTCGAGACCTGAGAGTCACGAAGAGCAGTCCAGACGCCAGACAGGCGTGCCGCACTCTCCGGAACGAGTTGCAGCTGCAGTTGCTGGCCGTGCGGCTGCTGCTGCTAGACGCCGGGAGAGCTCATGCGCATAGCGGGCTTGATTCAACTGAAATCGGGTGATGCTATTAGTGGTATTGTATCTCGCCGACTATGGATATTTCACTTCCTCCGCGTCGAGATGGTCGAGCTGCACGAAGCCAGCACGCAGACAACCACACACGCCGACGGCACCTTCTGGGTACCCAAGGTCAACGTGCTCTTTTTGCAGCAACTGCAACGAGTAGACGCCAGCCCGCTCCCCGCCAGGGGCTCGCTGCCGGGTCCGCTGGTTGGCAAAACAGATGAGTAGACCAGCGTGGTACATTGCACTGCACAAGCAGGTGTACCGGGAACGCGGTGAGGCTTCGCTCCAGCAATGTGCCAAGGCTGATGAATCGTGCGATGGACGCATGGAGTGGGCGAACATCTCGGGCGAGTACCGGGACGTCGATGATTTCATGCCACTATGCCGCTCCCACCACCTGCGCATGGACGTTCATCAGACTACCATCGTGGCACTAACGGGGGGGTATTCAGCCTGGGCGTCTTCACTAACGTCTGACGAGAACATTGCATACAGGGCAAAGCGACAAGTGACACGAGTCAAGTTGCTCGCGGCTTGCCAAACCCCCGGATGTACAATCCGGCCTTATGGTGGCCGGAGCATGTGTGGAAGCTGCCGAGAAGGGCGGCCTGTCGGATACCGCAACGCACGCTGACGAGCGTACAGCCCCCATGTGGACGCACAAAGAGGGAACTCAAATGCCAGTAAACTACCGCGAGATCAAGGGAACCAATGCACTGATCCCCGAGGATCAGTATAAAGCCGTCGCTGAGAAGTGGCGTGCCGGTTCGTTTCACGACTGGTCATTTGACCTGCGCTTCAAGGAACTCTCGGAGTCCTCCGCCGGATCCGGCAACCTGGCACCCGGCGCAGCATACGGCGGGGTCGTCGCTCCCGACTACTCACTCGGCCTGGTCGCTGCGGCCGCACAGCCGCTGATCGTGGCCCAGCTCTTCCACCCGGAGAGCACCAGCTCGAACCTGGTCCGGATCATCAAGACAACGGAGGAGACTGAAGAGGGCGGCGACGTGGGAACCGCAGAGGGTGCCCCGTACGACTTCTACGACTCCACGGTGGGCCCACACGATTACATGATGGTCTCTACCACCGCCGCGATGCCAGTCACCGAGGACTTCCTCATGGACGTTCCGTCCGCGATGCCCTACCTGGCCAAGCGGCTCACGTACCTGGTGGGCAAGGCCGAAGAGCGGAAGATGGTCTACGGCAACGGAGTCGTCCCAAACATGATGGGCCTGGTCAATGCCGACGACTCAGACGAGGCGGCCCAGACCGAGACGCTTGGTGGCAGCACTATTGATATCGCGGTCGCTCGGCTGATGGCCAAGGTGTTCACCGCATCGGGCATGCTCCCGACATGGGTACTGATGAACCCGCTCCGGTGGCTCGACTACGCCACGACGCAGGCGACCGGCGGCGAGTTCCTGACAGGCTATGCCAATAGCGACCACGTGTTCCAGCTGTGGGGAATGCAGATCGCGATGTCGGGAGCAGTCTCGCAGGACACGATCGTTGTTGGTAACCCGATGGCCTGCGGCCGCTGGGTGCACACCTCTGGCGTCAAGGTGGAGTCGTCCTCTGGATATGCAAATTATTTCGGAGAAGGCAAGGTGCTTGTCCGGGCTAAGATCCGTACCATACTCGCTTATGAGCGTCCCAGTGGGATAGGCGTACTTAGCATGGGCTCCTGAGCGTGCTTGATTCTCCGTTCTTTGAAGACAGCAAGGTGGCTTTGGCCCTGGCAATTGAGCGTGGCCTTACACCTTCTGAATGTTCGATGCCTGTATGCAGATGCCCCCAAGGACGGGACTACTTCGACGACCCGCAGCCGAACGGATCTGACTGGGGTCCGAGCGTTGATCGTATCGAGCCGGGGCATAGTGGCGGGCGTTATACGCCAGATAACGTTCGCCTAGCGCATAAGCTGTGCAACTCAACTGACAGTAATGCCAAGCCACCATTTGCTCTTATGCAGTTCACTGCTGAAAGCTGGGATAGGCGGCTGCGCGGCAATCGAAGGGGTCAGCACAATCGCTGGCATGTCAACCGGGGCATCGTTAACCCCGAATGTGAATTTTGTCTCTAACGCCCGGGAAAGGTGCGTGACCAGTTGTTCGTCGTCAGCGATGCGCGCCTTACGGGATTGATCGCGCCGATTACCCCCTATTATTCTACGCAGGGCGAGTGGATGGGGATTGGTGGTGGGGTACTTACCACCTACTCAGAGATTTACCGCAAGCAAAGTGCGGTGCGCTCGATCGTTGATTTTCTGGCGGGGCATTTGTCGAGAATGCCCTGGAAGGTAATGATGCGGGAGAATCCCACCTTGGACACGCATCTGTTCGATCACCCCTCTCAGATGTTGCTAAGTGACCCTAATCGCTGGCTTGGAAACCAGAACTGGTGGAGAGAGTTTTGGCTAGATTGGCTTATATACGACCGGGTCGCAGCTGTCAAGATCAATGATCCGGTGAACAATGAACCGTTTCAGCTAGTTCGTATTCCCTGCGTTTGGTACACCCCCGCGGGGACAAACTACTGGCACCCGGATTCCATCCGGATCATAGGCAACCGTGGCTACGGCGACTTCCCGATCGAGCAGTGTGTCTACGTCCACGGCTATGATCCTGTCGACCCGCGCATCGGTGTGTCGCCCATGGAGACCATGCGGACCATCCTCGAAGAGGAGTACCAGTCCCAGATGTGGCGGCGCAGGTTCTGGGAGGGCAATGCCCAGCCCAGCATGGTCGTCACTCGGCCACTTGACGCCCCTGACTGGGCAGATGGTGCACGAGACAGGTTCATTGAATCCTTGCGGTCGGCAGCCGGCCGCGGCAAGCCCCTGGTACTTGAAGAGGGCATGACCTCGAACCCCAACGACTCCCAGTTCAACCCGCAGACAGCCCAGTACATCGAGGGCCGCCAGTTCACCCGCGAAGAGGTCGCCCGGTTCTACGGGCTGCCCAAGGGCATCTTCGACAGCCAGAGTTTCAGCAACGTCCTCCAGTACCGCCAGTTCCTCTACTCCGAAATTCTTACAAGCCCGCTCGGCCGTGCGGCCGACGAGCTCACCACCCAGCTGCTCACCGAATGGTGGACTGACCCACGCAAGCAGGGCATCCGTGTCATGCCAGGCATCGAGGAGGCGATCCGTGGTTCCATGTCGGAGCAGGTCGCTGTGCTCCAGCCTGCTGTCGGTGTCCCGTTCGTCACGCGTGAAGAGGCCAGGCTGTTCATCAACCTCCCCACTGACGACACAGACATGGGCAAGCTGGCAGTCCCGGTGAACTACGTTGTCGACGGTGTCGGTGGAACCGGCACAGCAGACGGTACGCCTATTCCTCCGGGAGCTCACGGTGGTCCAGGCGGTGCGCCTACGACCCCCGCTACCGGCCCGGCCAACGCCGGTGACAACGGCAAGCCGGAGGCGGGCCCGATCGTTCCCAAGGCCACCGAGTACAAGGCACTGACCGCGAGCCAAGTCGCTCAGGTCCTGTCTGATCGCGAGAAGTACGACGAAATGCACATCACCGAGCTCGTCAAATTCTTCAAGCGGCAGGCGCAGGCCGTCAAGTCCCGCGCGGGTGCTGGCACAAAGGCGTTCGCCACAGCGCGCTGGGACAAGGAACTCGCCGACGTTCTGTACCCGCTCGCCTACGATACGGCCGAGTTCTTTGGCAAGGATACAGCGGACAAGATCAAAGGCAAGTACGACGCCACCCACACGGTCCACTACCTGACCCGCGGCGCCGAGCTCGCGGCAGCTAAGATCAACGTAGCCACGGCCGAGAAGCTGAAGGACGCCGACGGCAGGTACGATCCGTTTGACGAGCTCACTGACCCGGAGGGTGGTAGGGTGAACCAGATCGCCACCACCCGTGTGACCTATGCCCAAAATTTTGGCATTCTTGAGGCGGCGCGCCAGTCGGGGCATGGTGGCAGGTAATGATTTCTGATGACCTGCTTGCTCTTCGTGCATCCGCCGTTCTCGTACTAGCGGCTGAACGTGGTTTGATCATCGAGCTGGCATGTGCGATGCCACAGTGCTATTGCCCTGACGGAAGATTCTCTTTTGAGAAGTGCAAGGGTCGCAGATCGAAATGGGCACCGAGTGCGGACCACTACCCTGTGCCAGCCCGGGATGGTGGCCCGCTATCACCAGAGAATGTCCGTCTTGCTCATTGGAGATGTAACAATCTCGAAGGTACACGGGTGGGGGGTTTGGCAGCTTCCGCATCAAGAATTGCATCCGGACAGTACCAGTCCGACGAGCACTTGGCAGTAGTAGCAAGAGCCGGCAGAATTGGTGGGCCACTAGGCGGCAGCATTGGCAGT